GGTTGATGCGCTTCTTTACCAGCTCTGCTTAATCTCGGAGATCAGCCCGGCGGCCCTGGGAGATCTCAAGCACGGGATCGCCGAATCCGGATCCGCACTCAAACGGCTGATGCTTGCAACCCTGGCAAAGGTCAACCGGATCCGGCTGAGGGTGGACCCTGCCATCAAGCATGCGCTCCAGACCACAGCAGCCTTGGAGGTTGCGTCCAGGATGCCGGGTGCTGTGCAGCTTACCAGCCTGGCCATAGAATGGGCTGACGGTCTCCCTGCAGACGATCTGGAGACAGCCCAGGTAGAGAAAACTAAGCGCGAAGCAGGGATCACGTCCAGAAGATCGAGCGTGGCCAGGCTGATGAAAGGCGCAACCGATGAAGTCATAGATGCTGAAGTGGCCCGCATCCTGGAGGACGAGGACATGTTCACCCGTGAGATCCTGGCATGAAGCAGCTTACAATCGATGAGATTAATCTGCTCACAAAATTTCAGAAGAGCTTGAAGCTGGGCGTGACCAAAGTCCCGACCCAAAGCGGGCGCGCGCTCCTCCTCTCCATTTCTCTGGACGTTGAGGACCTGGCCGGTATGCCGCTTAGGGACCTAGAAACATACCTCAGCGCATACAACGAAGGGATCCCTCTCAAAGTAGTATCTCGGAAAGTCAGGGAGGCGGATCCTATGCTCGAAAAATACGGGCGTCGGTTGTGGTCGGACATGGTCGATCCCACATCCCCACACTACCTGGGAGGTCCATATAAAAAACAAGCTGCGGCCACTGTCCACAAGCTTGAAGGACTTGACTTGTTTGCATCGTTCCCCGCCGAACGGGAGCTGGATCCACTCATCGACAAGTATCTTGAAGAGCGCGGCGGGTTGTTCATTAAATCTGTGGGGGAATCCGGGCGTAATGAAGTACGCCGAATATTGATCGAGTCTTACCGGGAGTCGGGTACATGGTCTGCCTTCGATAAGAAATTCAGAGAAGAGTTCAGCTATTCGAAGAAATGGAAAAGATACCAGATTTACCGAACCGAGCACGCGTTGGCGGCCAATAACGCATATTTCAGCATCGCCGACCAAATCAAAGAAATCAGCGGGTTTCACATAATTCTAGGGACGAGACCATGCTCCTGGTGCCGATACATGGCTAGTTTTACCCACAAGGCAACAGAACAACGGCCACCTTATCATCCGAACTGCTATTGTTTACCGGATCCGTTCATCGAGGGCATATCTCGCTCGGTGGGCCGTAAAGTCGACTCTGACCCATCAAATTTCATGAAAAAGAACGAACATCTACGCATGGAGCAGAACTACGCAAACTTCAGAACCGCCACGACCGTTTCATAGAAACGCTTAAATATACGATTGTACATAAAGGCTAACTATGGCAGACGAAGACAAGGAATTCACGCAGGCGGAATTAGATACTGCCGTGGAAGCAGCACGGGCCGAAGAGGCCGCAAAATATCCAGATTATAATCAGATCAAGACCGAGAACGACAAGCTGAAAACCGATCTCGCTACAAGAGACGAACAGCTCCTTGATGCACTTAAGACCGAGATCGTGAAGGCGCACAACCTCCCGGAGGCGATGACGGCACGAATCCAAGGCGCAACCCGGGATGAGCTTGAAGCGGATGCTAAGAGCTTGTCAGACGCGCTCGGAGTGAAAAAGAAGACCGGCGACGGAACTAACCCGGCCACGAAAACCAAAACGATTTTCACGAGATCAGACCTCGAAGGCATGAGCGCAGATGAAATTAATAAAAATTGGGATATTATCTCCGGCCAGCTTAAGGCCGGGAGTTTGAATGTATGACCATAACTAACTTTATCAGTGAAATCTGGAGCGCTAAAATCCACGAAGGGCTCCAGAAGAGCATGATATACGGCCAGGCGGCTGTGATCAACAGAGACTACGAAGGCGATATTGCAGGCAAGGGCGACAGTGTCCGAATCACCGCCCATGGGCCGATCACCATCAGCGATTATGACAAGTCCACGGGCCTGGGCGATCCGGAAGAGCTCGACGACGCATCCACCGTCCTGGTTTGTGACCAGGCGAAGTACTTCAACTTCAGGGTCGAGGATATCGACAAGGCACAGATGAGCGTCGCACTGATGGAAAGCGCGACCAGGGACGCCGCCTACCAACTATCCGATGTGGGCGATCAGCACATCGCCGGTATCATGGCCGCGCAGGCTGGAAATAAAGTCGGTACCGATGCAGCCCCGAAGGTTTTTGATGGGGCAACTGATGTTGTACACGACGAAATTCTGGCCGTGAAGCAGCTCTTGGACGAGGCCAACGTACCCTCGATCGGTAGATGGGTCATCGTGCCCCCCTGGGTTTCCAAGATGTTGATGAACGAGGACATAATCACCACGGCGATTTGGTCTGGCGTCGAGGGTGCCATGAAGAACGGCCAGATAGGCCGGCTCTATGGCTTCGACGTTCTGATGAGCAACAACGTTCCGGATAACGGATCAGGCGCGCTTTATAAGATCCTCGCAGGTACCTCCAGAGCGTGTACCTTCGCAGACAGTGTGAACAAAACCGAAGCTTACCGACCTGACAAGTTCTTCGCCGATGCTCTGCGCGGGCTGCACTGCTACGGCTCGAAGGTTATCGATCCGGCCAGCCTGTGCGTTCTGACTTGCAGTAAATCATGAGGTGATTAAAATATGGTACGATCTGCAATTACCGTAAACGAACTGGCCGGAGCTTTCGCCGACGCTGAAACACCGGATGCAATCGACAAATCAAACGGCCACGTGATAGCTGAGGGCGCGAACTTCAAGAGAATGGTTCTGGCCTTCCACATCAGCGCTGGAACAGGCACTGGCGGCGCTATTACGATCAAGGCCGGGACCACTGAGCCCGCCTTCCGGCGAGATCTGGGCGACCTGGTGCGGGCGGATAATATCGTAGCAAACGACGAGATCCTTCTCGGACCGATCGAGACGGCCCGGTATCTCCAGTCAGATGGGACTCTCCACATTGACATTACCGACACCACAAACACTGATCTGGCCGGGACGATTGAAGCTTACGCCCTCCCATGAATTGCACATGGGAGGGATCACTCCTGGCCCCCTACCCCTGCCATGGTGGGGGGCCTCCTTCTTTTTCTGGAGCGTGAAACATGACCGATTATTGCACTGTGGGTGATATTACTGCTTATTTGACAGATCGGCTGGATATCGAACTATGGACCAGCGCCACGGATGCACAAAAAGAAGATGCGACCAAACAGGCTTCCAGGAACGTTGATAATCTTTCATTCAAAGGGCGAAAGTACGACGTGGACCAGGATCTTCAATGGCCCAGGTCCATCCAGCGACCGAACGGTGCCTGGACCATAAAAGACTGGGATACCGGCACGGATGCCGCCGTGGTGCCAACGTTCATCAAAAACGCGGCTGCAGAAGAGGCTTTAGCGCTACTCGATCCCGCACTCAAAGAACGCCACGACTTGCAGAACTCGGGCGTGATATCGTACAAACTGTCAGACCTGCGTGAAAGCTACGCGCCTACATTGCATGCCAGGCATGGCATCCGTTCCAGCGATGCGTGGGCGATCCTCAGACCATGGGTAGGAACAACGGGCCGGATAGTATGATATCGAGCTACTTGAACCAGACCGCGGAAAAGAAGGGATCCGCCACGACCGAATTTTACAACGGTCCTGCCAAAGATGAATCGATGGTTTCCGGGCTGGACGTTGCAGACTTTGAGGGCGTCACGTCTTTTCATGAAGTGTGGATTATCGTTTCGGGTGGTGACCCCGCCACGGGAACGGTTACCATCACAGGGAAAGATGATTACGATAACCCACAATCTGAGGATGTGAACATCAACGGAAACCACGAGTTTTGCTCATACGATCACTGGAGTAAAATCGACACGATCACGAGCGCAGACCTCACCGACGAAACACCAATTCCAAATCTGATAATAAAGATTTGGGATCAAACCGAGGCATACGTTGAAACTTTCGGATGGGATGCGTTCGCTTGCCGATGGGAGGAAAACCCCGTTATCAAGCCCTCTGGCGGCGGATGGGACTACTCGGACGGAAAGGTCACAACCAAGGAAAACATCGAGATCGGCGACATCATAAAATATAATGAGACAGAAGTTACAGTACTAGATGTTCAAATCAAACGCGATCTAGCAGGCGTGGAAAAATACAGGATAGTGGTATATTGAACGAAGAATTTAAGGCAGAGTTGCGCAACGTGATCCGGTTTATGAACTCCGAGAATGTGGAGATTGATGAAGAAATAATCAAGCAGTTTGATGACAAGTTTCCTTTCGAGGAACCCGAACCTATCCACGGGAGAGCAGTCGAAGAGCTGGACCGGGAGATATGGGCGGCACTTGCTGACGTCAAGGTCGTAAGATATATTGGCAGTCTGAAAACCCGAATCGAGGGGGACACTGTCTTTATCGAGGATACTCGCAGCTGGAACGAATCGATACACAGCCTTGATGAAACAACAAAAAAACTGTGTTCTCACATCGATGAACTTATCAGGAATAAACAGGAAGACGAAGCCTTTAAGCGTGCAGGACCAAAGAAATAACCCACTTTTTATTCTCGTTTTTTAATAATCTCTCAGATGCGTTTTAACGGGCTCCGGTGGTGGCCTTCTTGTGTTTACATCCCCTCGTCTTATGTAAGGCGTCTTGTGTAAGTCTTATGTAAGGAAAAAGCATATATACCATTCCTTACAGAAGACAACCCATGGACTCATTCAAAGATCCCATCACGGGCTGGCTGTACAAGCAGGAGCGTGCCTTCTGTGGAAAGGAGCGCTGTAAGAAGTGCGCGAAGGGTGAAGGGCACGGCCCTTATTGGTACGCCTACTGGTGGGAGGAGGGCAAAACCCGGAAAAAGTATATCGGGAAGATCCTTCCGGCGAGCCTTACACAAGACAGCGAAGAGTCTTATGTAAGAACGAAAAATGCCTTACCTAAGACATCCTTACCTAAGACATCCTTACCTAAGACATCCTTACCTAAGACATCCTTACCTAAGACATCCTTACCTAAGACATCCTTACCTAAGACATCCTTACCTAAGAA